ACAGGCAGGGCAAAGCCTTGGAACTGTACGTGTATCAGGAATCGTTCGCGAAACCAGTCGGTGCCGTCGGTTTCGCCCAGCCGACCGCCGCGACCCGTGCGCTCACCTCGTCAGCCGCCGACCAGATTCGCCAGATTGGTCGCGACTACGGCAGCCGCGTCACCGACCAAGAAGTCGAGGACGTTCTCACTGGCAAGACGACCATCGACTCGTTGCGCCAGACCTACAAGATGGCTGCGAAGCGCTGGTACAAAGGTGCCGCCGACGACATCGACGCAGGCGTCACGGTCGAACAGTTGTTCCGCCCGTACAAGCAGTATGCTGCCGCCATCCTCGGGAAGCCGTTGGAGCAGATTGACTTGATTGACGCCAGCGGTGCGCCAACCATCTACGCCAGTGCGCTCGAAGGGACCGATGGTCCTATGTCAATCAGCGAATGGACGCAGAAACTGAAGTCAGATGACAGGTTCGGTTGGCAGTTCACGGACGAAGCGAAACAGAAAGCGACTGGTTTGGTTATGAGTCTTGAGAAAGCGTTCGGGTTCAGGGCATGAGCAACGTACAACTCGAAGACATCGGAACCGTATTCGAAGCGGACACCACTCCGCCAGTCGACCCGTACGCCGCCAAACGCGGCTACTACATCGCCAGTTCCGAGGTGGTTGTCGAGAACGGTCGACGCGTCCAAGTCGTAACCGACTACAACGGCAAGGTAACTCGCACCGACATCGGACCAGCGACGACCACCACGACCACCACGACCACCACGACGACTCCGCCGCCAGCGGCACCGTCGCCTTCCCGCGAAAACGCGTTCGCGATAATCAACACCTTCCTGCAAAAGGCTGGACTCAAAGGTCTGGAAACCAACATTCGCGCCCTGCTCGCTCAAGGCATTGAGGACGCCAACGCGATTCTCTACAGCCTCCGAGACACGGAACAGTTCCGCACGCGTTTCGCGGCGAACACCGCCCGCGCAGCCAAAGGCTTACCCGAACTTGACCCTGCCACATACATCGGCTTGGAGCAGCAGTACGCGACCGTGATGCGCGCGAACCGTCTCCCATCTGGGTTCTACGACCAACAGGACGACTTCAAAGCCCTCATCGAAGGCGACGTCTCACCCGCCGAGTTCCAGGCACGCATCGAGCAGGGGTTTGCCAAGGTCCGTGACGCAGACCCGCAGGTGCTGAACACGCTCCGTCAGTTCTACCCTGAGGTCGGTAACGACGAGAACGCTCTCGCCGCCTATTTCATTGACCCGAAGCGCGGGGCACAAGCGTTGGACCGTCAGGTGCAGGCTGCCCGTATCGGTGCCCGTGCCCGCGAGCAGGGCGGCATGGCTATCGGCGCAGCCTCGGCGGAGGAACTGGTTGCCCGCGGCTACACCGCAGAGCAGGCACAGGGCGTGTTCGAACGGGTCGGTCAGTTGGCTGGCTTGTATCAGGAGATGGGTGGCGAAGAAGCCCTCACCGAAGCCCAGAAGGTCGGTGCCGCGTTCGGTTACGACGTCGCCGCACAACAGGCGTTGGAGCGTCGTCGTGCCCAACGTGTCGGAGAGTTCCAGGCTGGCGGACAGTTCGCCCGCACCACAGGCGCAACATCAGGCACCGTAGAAACAGGACTCGGCGGACCGCAGTAGGGTACTTGACAGCCGCGCATTGCCGTGTGCTACAGTCAGTCCTGTCATAAGACAACAGCCACCAGGACCCTCCAACCTGGTGTGGGTAAAGGAGTGAGCCAATGTCCAACGTCCACGAGTTCGAAGACGAAACTGGCGACGAGGCACCGAAGGACCCAGTGCGGGCACGGATGCGTCAACTCGAAAAAGAGTTGAAAGCAAAAGAGCAGGCACTAGCCGAAGCGGACGCCATCAGACGCGAAAACGCGTTCATGAAAGCGGGCATCCCTATGGATAACCCGATGGCGAAATACTTCGTGAAAGGGTACGACGGTGAAATCACCCCTGAGGCGATTAGGTCAGCGGCGGAAGAAGCCCAACTCATAGCGAAGGCTGCAGAGAACGCGCAAGCGAAATCCGAAGCCGATGCCTGGAACCGCATCACGCGGGCACAGCGCGCTGGTGAGACAAGCGAACCCGTCGTTGACTGGAACACCAAGTTGAACCAGGCTCGCAACGAGCAAGAGGTCATGCAGATTTTGGCTCAAGCAAGACAAGAAGCAGAAAACCTCTAGCCCGCAGGACCCCGTCCTGTCGGGGGAAAGAAATAACAGGAAATGTCCAAGACACAACAGAGCAGCCTGCTCACTGACCAGGTTGCATTTGACAGGATTGCGTACTTCGCACTCCGCTCCGAACTGCTGTTCGATGCGGTGGCGGACGTCATGCCCGTTGCCCAGGCGATGCCTGGTTCGAGCGTGAAGTTCACCATCTTCAACGACCTGTCGGAGAAGACCAGCACCCTCACCGAGGACACCGACGTCACCCCAGTGGTGATGGGCGACAGCCAGGTGGAAGTGACGCTGGAAGAGTACGGCAACGCCGTGAACACGACCGCCAAGTTGCGCGGCACGTCGTTCCTCGACGTTGACGCTGCTGCGGCGAACCTCGTCGGCTACAACGCTGGTATCAGCATCGACGGCGTCATCCGTGACGTCCTCTCGGGCGGCTCCAACGTGGTCTACGGTGGCGGCGGAAGCACCACCCCGACTGCTCGCACCGAAATCGAAGCGAGCGACATCATCGAAGCGAACGACATCCGCAAGGTCGTCGCCGCTCTCCGCAAGGCAAACGCCGTGTCGTTCAACGGCATGTACATGGGTTACATTCACCCTGACGTGTCGTACGACCTCCGCAAGGAGACTGGTGTCGCCTCGTGGCGTGACCCGCACGTGTACAGCGACCCCGCTGGCATCTACAACGGCGAAGTCGGAGCGTTCGAGGGTGTGCGTTTCATCGAGACGCCGCGCGCGAAAATCTTCGAGAACGCCTCGAACGGTTCAGGCTCGACGGGCACGGTTGATGCGTACTGCACGCACATCTGCGGTCGTCAGGCTCTCGCCAAGGCGCACAGCATCGTGGACGGAAACGGCGCGTTCCCGCGCGTCGTTCGCGGTCCAGTGGTGGACGTGCTCCAGCGCTTCCAGCCTGTCGGCTGGTACTGGCTCGGCGGCTACGCACGATTCCGCGAGGCTTCACTGCGTCGCATCGAGTCGTCCTCGTCGCTCGGCGCAAACTGAACTAACTAGTTAGTTCAAACAGAATGGTAAGGGGGCGGGGTTTCCTCCCCTGCCCCGCCCCCTTGCTTCTGCTATCCTTTCGCGTGAGGTAACTGATGTCGATTTCAAACTACGCAGAGAACAAGTTGTTGGACACCCTCCGCAACCAGTCGTTCTCCGTCACGACCGCTTACGTGAAACTCCACACGGGAGACCCAGGCGAAGACGGCACGAACAATGCCGCAACCGAGACCACCCGCAAAGCGGTGTCATGGTCCGCCGCATCCTCAGGTTCGATGGCTTCGTCCGCCACCTTGGAATGGACGAACGTCGCCGCTACCGAGACGTACAGCCACTGGTCGTTGTGGGACAACTCGACCGCAGGCAACTGCTTGTGGAAGGGTGCGCTCTCGTCTTCTGCTGCCGTCACTGCTGGCGATACTTTTCAAATCACTTCGCTGACGCTCAGCCTCGATTGAGGTGAGGTAGCCGCATGGCTACTGGCGCCACCGACTTCACGTTCGGGTTCACCGACACCCCTGGATTCAGGGAGTTTGAAGAAGTCCCGAACTTTGCGTACCGCAAGGTCGTCTACTTCGCGTCCCCGTTCAAGGCGACCCAAGGTTTCTATCGCGGGCTGGTCATCGTCGACCGCACAGCCTCCGCATCAGGCACAGGGTCAAGTGCAGCGTCAGGGTTGCATGTATCTCCACGCACAGCGTCAGCGTCAGGGACAGGTTCATCGTCGACCGTCACTGTGCTCACCGCGAAGCGTACGGCAATCGCCGCTGGCAGTGGTTCGTCGACCGCTGAGGGTGAGCGTGTAGTACCGAGGTCCGCCACTGCGAGTGGTCAAGGGAGCACTGCGGGTGATGCCGTCGGGTTGCACATCGCACCCCGTACCGCATCCGCATCTGGCGTCGGCACATCGAGCGAAACCCACGTCCGCATCCGTGCCTTCACCGCGTCCGCTTCTGGCACGGGTTCTGGCACGGCGACGGGTGTACGCATCGTCCTACGCACCGCCACCGCCACAGGCACAGGAACGTCCAGCGTCTCTGGTTCTGCGACACGGGCGCGCACCGCCACCGCCGCAGGCACGGGCACGTCGGCTGTCGTCACCCTGCGTGTTTGCCCCCGCACTGCTACCGCGGTAGGAACAGGGTCGGGTACCGCCGAGCGTCTGCGTACCGTCCTACGCACCGCCACTGCCGCGGGTGCTGGCACCCAAGTTTGTGTCGGGGCACGCATCGAACGGCGCAGCGCATCAGCCTCCGCTACTGGTTCCTCGTCCGCAACCCAAAACAAACTGTTCATCTTCTACACCCCGAGCACCACCGAAATCAGGGCAGCGGACCGATTCGATGACAGCATCGCAGGACTTTTGTTCCGTTACGCCGAACCGACCTACGCGGGCGTCAACGTCTACAAACTCGTCGATGGCACCTTCACCCAAGTCGAGCAACGCGACTACGACCTCATCTCCAAGGTCTACTGGGGCGGTTCCAAGAACTTCGTGTCGACCGAAGAGAAACAAGAACTCGTCGCCGCAGGCTACGGTAGTTACGTAACATGAGCATCTTCCGCCCACCGACCGACGACTTCGTCGTCCTCGGCATCCCCCCGAAAGAGTTCGACTCCCAAGAGGCACGGGTCGCCTACAACCTTCTGCGCCACTTCGACGCCGAACCGCGCGGCAGGAACGTGTTCCTCCTCACGAACGGCACCTACACGGAGAACGAACCGAACGACATCACCACCATCGCCAAGGTGTATTGGGGCGGCTCCAACAACGAAGTTGACGCCGACGAAGTTGCTAGTCTTACCGCGGCAGGTTACGGCGCATACATCTCGTAGGGGAACATGAAACACAGGGAGACTCATCCGAACCTCGACGTCGACGGCTGCTTCGCCTGCCGCATCTCCCATGTCCGCATGTCAGGTGCAGCGATGCCAACACGCCACAACGTCGCCCAACTCAACTCCAAAGAACGGGCACTCGACAAAGACTTGGATGCCTACAAACGCATCCGTCAAACAGGCGGACAACCGACGAAGATTGACGGGTCCGCGAAACTAGAGAAGATTGCGGATTGAACTACCAGTCTTGGAGGGGATTCCCTGACCCGCGCTACGGGTACGGGGCGATGTTCGACAACCTCATCAAGCACGTCCCCGACGACGTCACCCTGCACGAGCACGCCGACGTCATGGTCAACATGTTGCAGCCCTACCAGATAGACGGCTTCTACAAACAGCAGCACAAGACCTGTTTTACGATGTGGGAGTCGACGGAGTTGAACCCGCGGTTCGTGCGGTGGATGCAGTTCTACGACCAGATACTCGTCCCGTGCGACCACAACGTCGAACTGTTCTCCCGCCACCACAAGGTCGTCAAGAAGGTGCCGTTGGGCGTGGACCACAAGACGTGGAAAGCGACCCCGCGCCCAGAGAACAAACGGTTCAGGTTCCACGCAGGCGGCTCACAGTGGCTGCGCAAAGGGTTGGACATCGTTCTCGAAGCGTTCAAGCGCGCGGACCTCGACGCCGAACTCCACTTGAAACCCAACCCCGAAGCCCACGGGGTACCGCCGCTCAACCTGCCTGACAACGTGTACATGCACCGAAAGTGGTTCACGCTCGAAGACACCGTCACGTTCTTCAACGACGCCGACTGCTACATCGCCGCCACCCGCGGCGAAGGATTCGGACTCATGCCCCTGCAAGCGATGGCGATGGGCATACCGACCATCATCAACGCATCCTCTGGGCAGGCAGAGTTTGCAGACCTCGCGTCCATCGTCATACCCCACAAGAAGTCCCCGTCGATTTACGGCGGGTTGTGGGACGAGTCAGACCCCGACGACCTCGCCGAGGCGATGCGCACCTTATTTTCAAGTCATGCGAACTACAAGAAGGAAGCCAAGCAGCGGGTCGCCAAGACGAAGGCATGGTCCTGGGACAAGGCTGCCCGCAAACTCGCCGACGCGCTGCCGACAGGCAACCTCATCACCGACCCAGAATGGGACACCGCCAAAGTCTCCCTGCCCATGCGAGTCAAACGCAAAGTCTCTGGCAGCATCAACGGCAAGGAGTTCACCTACCTCCCAGGTCAGGAGTATGTTGTGCCAGAGAACGTGTATCAAGTAGTGTTCGACAACGGAAACGTGATAGGAGAACCATTGTGAAGGGTCAGAAGAAAGTCAAGAAAGTCATGGGCGAATACAAGCGTGGCACGCTGAAGTCTTCGTCTGGGGCGAAAGTCAAGTCACGCAAGCAGGCTGTCGCAATCGCGATGTCCGAGGCTGGCATGTCAAAGAAAGGGAAGCGTCGTGGCAAGTAAGAAGAAAGCGTTCTGGGACACCAAGAACCCGAAGAAGAAAT